GCACAAGAATTACAAGATTCATTTTATAAATCAGAAGTTGAATATGATTAATAAATTAAATTTTTATAATTATTTTATTTTTTGGTGGATAGTGATCAATTGATGAAACACAAATTCCACCTAAACTATTATATGTTTTCCTTTGCATATGTATATGTGTACTAGTAATTTTATATATAACACCAATATCATTTGGACGATCTTTTGGATCTGGTAAATTATCTATATATGGATTGTATACAACAATATCACCAATTTTAAAATCAGTTATTTTATTATTTCTATTAACAATATATTTCATATTTTATAATTTTAATATTAATTTAATTTTAAATATATTCAATTTTAAATATACATATATATATATGGGTAATAGTAGTTCATTATTTCAATATGTAAATTATAATAATAATAAAGAAGTTTCATTATGTATCGATATGTATTCTGCTCCAATTATTGCAAATTATAAACCAAATAATATTGATAATTATGGAATAAATACAAAAATAAGTTTATTATCAATATTAACAAATCTATTAAATAGTCCTAATCCCAAAATAGAATCAGATAGAGATAAACCAGATATAAAAAAAATGTATGATACTTTAAAACAAAATATTATTACAAATATAAGATTAAATTTTAATAAAATAGATAAAATAATACATTATAATGATAATTTAGAAATAAGAATTGGTAAATATATTTTTAAATTAATTGCAAAAAGAGCTTATTCTAAAGATGATAGATTAAAATTATTATTATCTTCTAGAAAATTAGATAATACAAATGAAAGAATGATGTTATATTATAGATCTAATAGTGAAGGTGGGTTATGGCGTTTTGCAGTTGAAGAATTACCAACATCTAGATTTAGAGGTGGATATATGAAATATGCAAATAATTTACCAAAAGGAAATATTGATTATATAACAGAGACAAATATAAATATGGAATTACAACAATTTATTTATGAGAACTTATATAAAGTACCATATTCATATTTTAATAATGGTAATAATTTAAGTATTAAAAGATTATCGTCAAGTATTGGAAAAACATTTTATACTGAATCAAACATTGATGTTACTGAAATTAATAAATATATTGCAAATTTTAATAATATAAATGAATTATTTTTTAATTTTAGAAGAGATTATGATGATATACAATATCCTTATTTTAATATTTTACGTTATCATATATCATGTGGAAATCCTATTGATTATGAAACATTAATAGAAATGAAACGACATTTTTTTACTATACCAACAAACAAATATACAAGAATTATGTATAATGAAATCAATAATGAATTACCCGATGGTCATGTTAAAAATAGAAATATTAATTATCATAGAACGTATTATACAATATTAAGTAAGTATTTAAGAAAAATAGGATTAAAATATGATGATAGTACATGTAGGTATTTATATTGGCATAGAACAACAATAGGACATATAAAAGATGATGAATATAAATTTGATACCAATAACTATTATTATTCTATAAATGTAAATGTTGGTACAGATAGATTTAAATTATATTTTGTAATAAATTCACCCAAAATATATGGAAAAAGAATTACTGGTGGACCTGATACAGTATATAAAAATATTATAAATATAGTTCCAATTGATAATGATATACAATTAACTGGACAAAATACACAGATATTAAGTATAGGTAATTATATATGTAAAATTGTAGAATACTATAACCCCCCTCAAACAAGTATAAATTCTTCAAGTACATCGAGTGAAAGTTGTGAAAAAGATTGGAAAGATATAAAAATTGATGATAATTATGTGTTTGTTGGTCATTGTTCAACTGATGTATATCCATTACGAGAAATTAAACTACCACAAAATCCTAATATTATTCAACCTGGAGAACAAGAATCATTACTATATAATCCACCGTTTTAAAAATTGAAATATATACATATTAATGATAATATTAATATATATATATAAATAATAAGTTCATGCAAAATGAAATAAAAATAATAGAAAAATCAATTAAAGTCTCACTTTCCGATCATATAGATGAAAATGATAATAATGATTTACTAGAAAGAGTATTAGAATATTGTATTCTAAATCCACAACTTAAGAACTTGAAAATGGTTATTGGTGCAAGTAATAAATCAACGACTGATAATGAAAGACTGGGAAAAGAATATGATTTATCAATAGATTGTGAATCAAATTATCCGGAATCATCTAATGAATTAATAACATTAGGGAACGAAAATAATACAATATATGATAAATTAAATCATATCTTAAATAATAGATTTAGTCAAATTATTTTTGATTGGTCGGTTACAAAATTTTTTAAAAATGAAGATTTAGAAAAAATACTTCCAACTTTAGGTGAACTTTTAAAAAAAGATGGAAAAATATACATTGATGAATTTAGTTCATGTCCATATGGAGGATGTTCTGGAATATTATGGACAGAAAAAGAAAATAATAAATTTTTCTTACAAACACAAGTTTATAGTACAGAATTAGAACGTTATACAATGGAAAAGAGAAGAGTATTAAAGAATGAAAAAAATCGTTTTGTTAATAAAAGACTACATTTTGGAATTAGAGATATAAATACAGGAAATACATATTATAAAATAGATCTTAATAAATTATTTGATAATATGGATGAGAATGGTAATTTTGATGAAGAAATGTTAAAAAATGTTTATTCATATCAAAATGAATCATTTCAAATATTAGCAAATCTTTTTCCAAAAAATTTTAATATTGAGTTTTTTGAAGATGATAAATATCCTAATAATGCTGAAAGAATTCGAGTATATTGGCTTATTACAAAGAAAAATTAATTTATAAGAATAATTATATATAATATATTATGAGTAACATTCCTAAATTTTTTAATGGTCCTTTTGTATCTAAAACAGAAATAGAAAAACCAATACATTTTTTACCACCAAAAGATGAAAATAAAATAGTATTTAACAATAAAAAACCATGGTATACCACATTGAATACTAAATCAACAAAATGTTTTAAATTAGATAGAGATTTTAAAGATGCTAATTTAGAAGGAACACCATTTTTTTTTGATTATAGAATTAAGAAAAATTGATTAATATATATCATATTAGAGTTATAATATTTATTAATTATGTAAAATGGATAGAAGAATAAGACAAGAAAGGAAGAAAATGAGCTTTTTTATGGAAATTATCTCATTGTGGGAACGTAAACACACTGAAGGAAATTTAAATTGGTATATGGAAATATTTGCAAAAAGAATTGATGAAGATTTTCACGTATTTAAAACATCAATAGAAGATCATATAGTGAATGTTTTGAAGGAAAAATATGAGAATAGACTAAAAACTGGACACAGTACACTAGAACAGATTGAAGAAGATATTTGGAAAGATGCTACATTTGAAAATGTGGAAACTCGAATGCTTTCATTTCTTGATATTTGGGAAAAGAAGTATCCAGCTTCTGTTCCTGATAAGAAAGAACTACAAAAGATTGCAGGGGATGCACAAAATGTTCACACACGAGTTATTAACAGACAAACAAAACAATATATGGATATAATTAATTCAGTTATTGTACCAAAAGATCAAAAAACAATTGATGAAATTGTTACCGCATGGTTATCAGTTTTAGAAAAGTCTTGGTCAGATATCATACCAGTTTATAATGATATGATTGAATGGGGAAAAAATGATACAATTTTTTCAAAGGGAGATTATTTGTATCGCAAAGTACTTCGGTCACTTTGGTCTCTTATTAAGACACATAATGGTGAAATATATAAGGAAATACTTAATAGACTTTGGGAAGAATGTTTAGAATCAGTCAGTATGTGTGGACAAGGACATATTAGTAGATTAGCAAATGTACTTGTTGGATTTGATTCTAAATTTATTTCTCCTCAAGGAATTATGGAAAGATTTAGAGAACAAATATCAGAAATAGCTGCAAAAGATATATCTATTGAATCAAAGGTATCTGAAACTATCTTAATTATGAATGAAATTGAGATGCCTCAAGAAGATAGACAAGTATGGTTAGATGCTTTTTAATTTATAAAATTTAATTTATATATTAAATATAATGGATAATAAAAAGAAAATATTATTAAAAAAAAATATAAATGATATAAAACTACAAAATAATATAAAACCCGTAAATGATATAAAACCAACTATAAAAATAAATGTAATAAATAATATAAATTCAGGAATAACTATAAATTCAATAAATTATGTAAAATCAAATATTATCTATGAAAAACTAGAAAAGAATATTAATAGTTTATATTATAATAAACCAAAAACAAATGATTTGGTAATTGGATTTGTTTTTTTTAATGTAGCAAAATCAAAACGCTTATTAATGAATTATTTATATACAACAAATAAATTAAAGTTATCAAATATACCATATTATACATTAGAAGTAGTTTATAATAAGCCAGAAATACCTGAAGCAATTCATATTGAATGTAAAAGTATAATGTTTCAAAAAGAAAGACTATGTTATGTTTTAGAAAAACATATTCCAAAAAAATATACAAAAATATTTTTTTTAGATTGTGATATAATATTTGATAATCCTAAATGGTATGATGATATTTCTAATAAATTAAATACATATAATGTAGTACATCCATTTACAACTGCAATATGGTTGGATATTACTTATAAATATATAATCGATAAAAAATTTACAATTATTCAAAAAAAAGATATTAAATCAGATAGATCTACATTATTTAATCATCATTCTGGTTTTGGATGGGCATTTCAAAGAGAATGGTTTAATAAAGTTGGATTTTATGAATATTGTATTCTGGGTAGTGGAGATTTAAGATCTGGATTATTTTGGTTAAATCATCAATTAAATGATGATATAAAATCACAAGTATATAATTTAACTGATGATTTATTTAGTAAAATGGAAAAACCGATTATAACATATATACCCGGAAATATATATCATTTATATCATGGATCTGAAAAAAATAGACAATATATTTCTAGGCATAAAATTTTAGAAAATATAAATAATATAGTAGATATATTAATAATAAAAGAAAACATGCCATTTGAATTTAAACCTGAATATAAATATATAAATGATCAAATAAAAGAACATTTAAAAAATAGATTTGATGATGATATTTAAAATATATATTATAATAATATAAATTATTATAATGTTTACTAAAATGAAATTAATGAAAGGAAATAATATAAAAGCAATTGATAATAATAAGAAAACAGATAAAAATATTAATGATTTATATTATAATATACCAACAACAAGTGATATTGCAATAGGTTTTGTGTTTTTTAATATATCAAAATCAAATAGATTATTAATAAATTATTTATATACAACAAACAAATTAAAATTATCAGGTATACCATATTATACATTAGAAGTAGTATATAATCAACCAGAAATACCAGAAGCTATTCATATTGAATGTAAAAGTATAATGTTTCAAAAAGAAAGACTATGTTATGTATTAGAAAAACATATTCCAAAAAAATATACAAAAATATTATTTTTAGATTGTGATATAATATTTGATAATCCTAATTGGTATGATGATATTTCTAATAAATTAAATACATATAATGTAGTACATCCATTTACAACAGCAATATGGTT